GCCCATTCTTCTGGCGTTATCACCTTGCCGTCTAATGTCCTTGGCATCAGTTTTCCTCCTCCTTCTTGCTAGGCAGCACTATACCCCTTTTACGAGCGTATGTAACTGTGCCAGCTAGTCCTCCGGTAAGGCAAGCTGACCAAAGGATCCCAGGCTCTGGGGGCCAGCAGTTGGAAGCGGTAGCCATTAACAATGCTAGCATTGAAAATAGCATCACTACCACAGTGTCCTCCAAAGCAGATCGGAAAGGTGCTTTCCCTGTTTCGAGGCTCGTCATGTTCATCGCATCTCACCTCCGTGTACCACGACGCAACTATGTTTTGGCAACGCGCGAACATTATCGCCTAAGTCCTGGTGCCTCGCATTGAGATAAGCCCTATCGTCAACACCGGGCAGGTAGAACACCACCAAATCGGTAGCTAACTCTACCACATCCGAGTGCAACGATAGAGGCCGTCGCGCTGCGAAGACCAGATCTATGCCATAATGCCGGTGATAGTCTATAATGTCACGAGGCGTCTTTTGGCCCCTACGGGGCCAGAAGCGATCAGCCTCGTCCACTACTAACATATCACCTTCACGCATTGACTCGTAGTAGTCCACGATGTCCTGGGGAGAATTCGCGTATACTTCCCGGGACTCCTCAGGAACAGGCGTGATAATACAAGTTGAGGGAAAGAGATGCCGTATAAAATACGACTTCCCGCATCCTTGCATCCCTAACACGACTAGCCTAAAGGCCCCAAACTCCTGCTTCGTTTCTTCAAGCAAGGACTGAATCTTCCTCAAATCCTCCGGATTAGATGAAGAAAAAGTCCTCGCCTGTCGTGAAGAAACCATTCTCCCATTCCTCCTCTGCGTACTGTCCCTTATAGGTATTACGGAGTCCTATCCACGCGAATATGGGGTCTAACCCCACAGACGCGCTGAATACTACCCCAGTCTCCCACTGCTTGCAATCATTGTTTATGTCGGAGACCATCGTAGTAATTCTGGAGGCCACATACATTGGCTCACGATTTATAGCCGTGGCATACTCCTTAAATGTGTCCTTTAGACTCCGTATCTCCTCACTCAAAGGCCCAGTTGCTCTTGCCACTATAGCGATGAGCCAGGCAGTCCTCATCTCAATGGTATAGAGCATGGCATCACCAGGTCTAACCACTCTCTTACTCATATGAGAGATGAAGCTTGCGACCGCATCGTAAAACTCGATTCTGATGTCACTACTAGCATCTAAATCAGCAGCGGAGGCATACTTCACTACTTCCTTAGTAGCTCGTAACACCTCAGTTACTGCTAGCGGGACTTCCTTCTTCGAGTTCTTAGGCTTTCCATTGTTGGCCTTTAAACGAGCACGAATGCTAGTTATCAGGTCATCAACAGTAGGCACTGGCTCATCTACCATAGTCTAACACCCCATTAGAGGCCGTAAGAGCCGCATTAGCTCCCAAAAGAGCTGGGACGCTGCTGCCTGCTGGGCTATCATGTACTGCATGACAGCATTAAAAAGATCAGCAGGCGTGCACGGCCAAGGTAGCCCAAACTTAGCTAGTACTGCCAAAATTGTAGCGCTAGGCATTTGGGTTACCTCCTGTCGTTCTCTTCTGCAAGATCCTGGCTATTTCGGGCCAAGCCTTCGGATGCAGTATCTGCAGGGACTGCAGGTACTGTCTTCCCGTTGGAGTATCTATGTACTCCGGATGTTCAGCGTAGACCATTATCCTACGTTTCGTTGTCTCCGACAATTCTTCGTAGGTATAATCAGTCACTAGCTTTAGCTGGGTCATTTACATCACCTACTATGTATTCATCTAAGTACTTATTGTCTTCCAACCCGCCCCAATCCTCAACACTCATTACCTGGCCAGTTGAGTTCTGCAGCTGTTGTAAGGCTCTAGGTACTCGCTCACGGTAGGCAAGCAATGGCCTGCCATCCGAGCCTGTGGCTGACGCTACGCGCCACACCAGTAACGGGAACAAGGGATGGTTCCTAGCCTGTTGCAATATCTGCAAGCTGCGCAGTATTTCAGTGTCCTCGTTGAATGGGACTTTAAAGTTTAGAGTGTCTACACGCCCTAAACTATTCGCCATTTTATTCAACGACGGCACCGGACCCTTAAACTCAGGACCCCAGTATTGTTGGCAATAGACGAACCCCTCGTCGGAGCGCGCTATAACCTGTTTAGATTCATTGGCTACCAAGCCTAAGGTTCCTGTCGCTTCCTGCAACTCGCTAGCTGATATGGCCTTATCCATTATCATGACACCGTCGTCCCCCATCACCTTAACGAACACTTGGGTACCATAAACTAACCCAACGTACGTCGCAGCGATAGCGTTGACTGCGGAATCAATCAAATTGGTAAAGGTCGAACCGCTAGGGACCATACCTATGTAGTCCGCATCCTCTATCCATGGGTTAAGCAGTTTCTTATGTACAAATCGGCTACGAACAACCTGCCCGTCGCCGGTCCGAGGGACACCCAATGCATCAAATCCAGCTTCGATCAGCTCAGCGCTAATGCTCTGATCAAAGTGCGAGTAGTCCAACGAGTACAATGGTGTACCCATAGCATTTGCGGTTTTCCGCATATGCATGAGTCTCTGATGTAGCAGATCTGTGTACATATACGAGAAGTACGACCCGTGCGCCTCATCATCATCCTTGGTAAACGTCTGAGAGAGCATTAGCTGAATTGGTACGGAATACTTTGCTTCCAGAATTTGTGTACCAAGCGGCGCTGCCCACACGATCCTGTGCTTGCAGCGTTCAGGATCATCGCTAGCCTCTACCCTATAATTAAGGGTGTAGGGGTAAGCGACATCCCGTATGCCTTCTAAGGGGTCTGGACTCCCCAGAGTCTCCCAAGAGTTCTTAATGCGCATGAAGCGCGCTTCGTCGAAGTTCTTCCACCCTTCTGTCATATACTTGAAGCATACAACCTCTCTGTGTGCCCAATAAGGTGCACCAGCCGAGGTATCTATCCTTCTAGCCAGGAGGGCGGAAAGGGCAGCGAAGTCAGACAAGGGTTCGAACTGTAAGTTCAAACCTTCTTTGACTATACTAGTGGCCTCGCGCAACAGGCCCATATTACACTCCGCTGGTAAGTGAAGCTCACGCGGCAAGTTTACCAATTGAGAATGGAGGATGTCGGGTTGATACATAGATCTCGGATTCATCTTCCTCGACTGCGCATCTTCCATTTCAGCTAGTAAACGAGATTGTATTAGACCCCTGTGTATCGCGTTCCTTGTTGGATCAACAATAGGGGCGCTTAGTAAAGAACTGCGCCTACCTATTATGGTCTGGTAGTCCGCCACAATCTTATGCTCTATTCGAGCTAGTGCTACCTTCTTGTTTAATTCGGGTTGGGTGGTAGCTACTGTCGCATTCGCTTCCCTTGCTCGCCTTCTCGCTCGTTTTCTCTGCTCACATCGTTTCTGAGAGGGGGTAAGGGGCACAGGATCACCGATACTTCAGTAATCCTGTCCTCGTTCCCATCACTCTCAGTGGAACATACCGCACAGCTTGGCCAGAAAAGATCGGCCAAGCATAATGTGGATAGTGCATAAAAATGCGCACCATTAGTTCCCCACTCGATGCAGCTCGCTTAACTAGAGGAATGCTGCCAAAAGCCATACATCACCCCTCCAGTCACTGTAGGAGATGCCCAAATAAAACGCATGATTTCACCGAATTTGGGTTCGAGGCAAGTGATTCTAAGCGCACTATCACCCTCCTCTTCGGCTACTACTCCAAACCTTGCGTGTAATCTTTCTTTGAGGTTTGAGACGCTAAACGAAGGTTTACCGTCCAGTAGTATACAGACAGATATCATGCGGGGTCTCTCACTTTCTACTTCCACCTCTGATGGTCTCATGTGATATCTACACTCCTCATCGTAGCACACATCACCCTTCAGTGTGCACCAGGGGACCAGGCTCCGGGTTGCTTGTGTTAATCGACACCCCACAACCCTTACCTCTGATCCCACGACAGTGCTCTGCTGCAATTCTCTGGTCCTTAGGCACTTAAGATGCCTTAAAATATCCAAGGGCTTCATAGTTTCTCCAGTACTATGGTCCCAAGAGACCTTAAAGCGGAAGATACTCAGAGCCTTACCCCCAACATTGCTAATAGTTTGGTGGGGCAAGACTCCAAGAATCTAGCCTTTAATTTCCCGGGCACCCAGATTGTCAATCCATCATTACTGATTGACAAATCTCCGCACGAGTTAGTAATAGCCGAGTACAATTGAGCCAAGAATCGGCTTTGTTCTGTCCTTGCTACATAGCTATGGAGCGAATACCAAGGCAGAGAAGCATGCAGATCAGCATGCTTCTGAGCCTTGGAAACCCTCCACTTGCTACGTAGAACCAACAGGGGATCCCCAGCTGGAGTCCTCGTCTCTACTACCTCGTACGCTGTTCTCCTTCTCTCACCTACGACCTCCGGCCGCGGTGGCAGCAACAACCATGGTAGACAACACATACGATCACCTCCGGTGCTTCTGGGCAGACCTTCAGCAACTATGGGCACCATCGCGCCATAACGTACACGACTTAAGCCCGACTTGCGTCAGGTCTGTCATGGTGACCCCATGGCACCGCCATCTCAGTCACCACTTCCTTACCACCAAATAGCGTTCCACCACTGTACCGTAACGTATCCAGCTTCTGGGCCGCTCTGGCAGTCTCGCGCTGTGTGTCCGCTAGCCTCCCCGCACACACACAGG